ACAAAATCAAAAGAAGAATTAGGGAAGAGTTTTCACAAGTCTTACAACTACTAGACTTTGAAGCTAAAGGTCACGACATATTCAGACGTTGGTATGTTGATGGAAGATTGTTTTATCATAAAGTAATTGATAAGAAGAACCCCAGACAAGGTATTGTAGAATTACGATACATCGACCCTAAAAAGATTAAAAAAGTAAGAGAGATTAAAAAAGACAAAGGCAAAGGTTCTCACCAATCAATGGAACTCATTACAGATGTAGAAGATTACTACATGTATAATGAAAAAGGTATTGGTGTAGGAGGTGGTTCTAATCAAGGTATTAAAGTCGCTGCAGATTCAATCTCTTATTGTCCATCTGGATTAATTGACCAAAACAAAGGTCATGTACTTTCATACTTACACAAAGCAATCAAACCAGTTAATCAACTTAGAATGATTGAGGATGCACTTGTTATCTATCGTATATCAAGGGCGCCTGAAAGACGTATATTCTATATTGATGTGGGTAACTTACCTAAGATTAAAGCAGAACAATACCTAAAAGATGTTATGAACAGATATCGTAACAAACTGGTATATGATGCTCAAACTGGTGAAATTAAAGATGATAGAAATCACATGTCAATGCTAGAAGATTTCTGGTTGCCACGAAGAGAAGGTGGTAGAGGAACAGAAATTACTACATTACCAGGCGGTTCTAATCTTGGAGAGATTGATGATATTGAATACTTTAAAAAGAAATTGTATCAATCATTAAATGTTCCACAAGCTAGATTAAATGCAGAAGAAGGATTTAGTTTAGGTAGAAGTACAGAGATTACAAGGGATGAACTTAAATTTACTAAGTTTGTTCAGAGAATGAGGAAGAGGTTTACACCACTACTAACAGATCTTCTAAAAACACAACTACTCTTAAAAGGAGTAATTGGTATAGAAGATTGGCCGAAAATGGTAGAACATATTCAATATGATTTTCTACAAGACGGACATTTTGCAGAACTAAAGAAAGCAGAACTATTAGAGGGTAGGTTAAACTCTTTATCAACGATAGAACCTTATATCGGCACATTCTTTTCAAAAGAATATGTATTGAGAAATGTGTTGAATATGACTGATGCTGAAGTAGATGAGATGCAACTTCAAATTAAGAAAGAGGCTGGTATGGATGTTGAAGATGGTGGAGTTAATGTTCCAACTGCAACAGATGGTATTACTAGATATCCACAAGTAGATGGTGGTGCTCTTCCTGCTGATGATGTTGCGAAATTTAGAGGCGAGGTGCCACCAGAAGGTGGGGATGATGAATCCAAAGATAAACCAAAACCTAAACCAAATGGAGATGAAAATGGCGACAAGTAAAGAGTTTGTTGATGCAGTTGTGAATAAGAATAACCTTGAGGCAGAAGATGCTTTTAAGGCCGCAATTCAAACCAAAGTAGGGGATGCTCTTGAATCAAAAAGAAAAGAAGTTGCAAAGTCTTTTGTTAGAGATGGACTCCCAAATACAAATGAAACAGAAGAATAATGATATTTGAAGGTTTATATAGTACAGTTCTTGAAAAGGACGAACACAAAAAATCTAAGGAGTACAAGAAATTGTCGCCTAGGATGAAGAAAGCTGTGGACGGAATTTTTAAAGTTATGGACGATAAACCTTCCGATTTCCTAAATACTTTTGAAAAAACAATCAAAGATGTTGCAAAAAAGAACAGCGTTCCAGAGAAAGATTTATTCAAGTACTTTGAACGAGAAGTTTTAGACATATAGGAGAATAAAATGGCGTTTAAAATGTTACGACATATTGGTAAAATCGTTCAAGCCAACAATTCTGCGGCTTCGTTAGTTCTGGGGCCATTAGGGCCAAGTTCTGCTATCAGAATTTCGGAACATGGTGGAGAGAATGGTTTTGTTAAAATAACACAAGAGGGTACAACAGTTACAGCAACCAACGGAAGTTATATAGATGGGGGTACTGTAATCACTATGATACCAGAAGAAAGACCAAACGCAATTCAAATTTTGTCTGCAACTTCTGCTGATCCAGTTGTATTAACAGTTGCACAAAGAGGAGAAGGTGGTGGTATAAATCATCCTTTTGCTGTAGGTGATCAAATATCTGTAGTGGATGCTGATGTTGCTGCATGGAATACACTGTTAACAAATGTTAATGTATCTGCTGTGGGTTCTACAACAATCACACTTGGTGCTGTTGATGGTAGTAGTACTGCAACATTTACTGGTGATGCTACTGCAAGATCATGTTACAGTATATCACACATTAACGAGACTGCTGGTTCTAACAGCAAAATATATGTAGAAGAAATCATTCTAGGACAAACTGGAATTTAAATAATTATAGAACATTTTATAATTATAAATAAAAGTAATATAAGATTTCGGAAAAGGTAAACAAATGCGCTTAGTAAAATTAATTACAGAAGATATCCAAGATGTTCATTTTATCGCAGAAGAAGCTGCTGATGGTAAGAAGAACTATAAAATTCGTGGTGTTTTCATGCAGGCGGACATAAAGAACCGAAATGGCCGTGTTTATCCTATGGAAGTATTGACTAATGAAGTGGGTAAGTATAATAAAAACTTCATAACGAAAAAGAGAGCTTTCGGAGAATTAGGTCACCCAGAAGGGCCGACTGTAAATCTTGAAAGAGCATCTCATTTGATAACATCATTGGTTGCTGAAGGTAAAAATTTTATCGGAGAGGCAAAAATAATGGACACACCTATGGGTAAGATTGTAAAAAGTCTTATGGACGAAGGTGCTACATTAGGTGTTTCATCAAGAGGTATGGGTAGTTTAGTATCAAAAGGTGGTGCAAACTATGTAAACAAAGATTTCATGCTCGCAACTGCGGCTGACATCGTTGCTGATCCATCGGCTCCATCTGCTTTCGTGGAAGGTATCATGGAAGGAAAAGAGTGGGTATGGGATAATGGAAGTTATCTTGAACCACATTTGGTGGAGATGAAACAAAGACTTGAGAGAGGGAAAGCTGCAAATCAAGCATTAGAATTTGCTAAGTTCCTCAAAATGTTGTAATTTATAAATAATAGTTAATAACCATAGAGTTAAATAATAAAGGAGAGAATCCCATGGCTGATCAATTAGACAAAACCATTGAGGAATTGGAAGCTGAAGTACTTGGTGAATTAGAAGAAGCCAATGCCGATGCTCCTATGAAGAACGCTGCGAAAGCAGAAAAACAAGAATCTGTTCCAACTGATGGTGCAACTGGCAAAGACGATGTTGGTGGTGCAAAACCAGAAGGAACTGTAACTAAAGATGCAGTTAAAGCAAGTAATCTTGCTGGTGCAGATGTTGGTAAAAAAGCAGCTGCTAAAGCTAAACAAGTTTCAGGCGACGCTCAACAGAAATCACAAGGTGGTTCAGATAAAATGGATTCACCAAATGATGGAGAAGGTAAAGTTGCTAAGTCTCTCGCTGCAGGCGATGAGAACGTAAAAGGTGAAGAAGAAATCGCAGAAATGACTAAAATGGAAATGAAAGACAAGATGATTAATGCGATGGCATCTATGCCTAAGTCAAAGATGGAAAAACTTATGGCCATGTACAATAAGATGGACGAAATGGACATGGACGAAGCTTCTAAAGAAAAATCAGAAAAAATCGAGAAAAGAGTTGCAGACATAGATGTTAAAGAACATGTCGATGCACTTATGAACGATGAAAATTCTGAACTAACAGATGAATTTAAGAAAAAAGCTGCAACAGTATTTGAAGCTGCAGTTAAATCTAAGGTAAGAGAAGAAGTAGAACGTCTTGAAGAAGAATATAAGAACGAACTTACTTCTGAAATTAATGAAACCAAAGACGACCTATCGGAAAAAGTTGACAACTACTTAAATTACGTTGTCGAAGAATGGATGAAAGAGAATACACTTGCAATTGAACGTGGACTAAAAGGTGAAATTGCTGAGGACTTTATCTCTGGATTGAAACAACTCTTTGAAGATCATTATGTAGACGTGCCTGACGAAAAGTACGATGTACTTGAGGCACAATCAGACAAGATTTCTAAACTAGAAAGCAAACTGGACGAAACTATCCAAAAGGTAGTTGAAGCTAAAGAAATGAATGCTAAACTAGTGAGGGAAAAGGTCATATCAGAGAGTGTTACTGATTTGGCTGAAACTGAAATTGAAAAGTTTCAATCGCTGGTTAGAGAAGTTGACTTCACTGACGAAGAATCATTTAGAGAGAAAATTGATACTTTGAAAGAAAGTTACTTTCCAAGAACCATTAAAGAGGTGGTTGGCGCAATTGATGATGTAGAAACTGGCACCGTAAAGGACATTGACACAACTGATACTATGAATGTCTACATGTCTGCCATAGGTAGAAGTGTCAAGAGTGCGAATACGAAATAATAACGTAAAATTGTTTAAATAAGGAGGAACACATGTTTCAAACAGAACATTTACAAGAAAAGTGGCAGCCAGTCCTAGAACATCCAGAATTACCAAAAATTTCGGATAGTTACAGACGGGCCGTTACTACAATTATCCTAGAGAACCAAGAGAAAGCTTTAAAAGAAGATAAAGCATTCATGACAGAAGCCGCTCCAACAAACTTTGTTGGTGGTAACGCTTCTCTAGACACATGGGATCCAATTTTAATTTCCCTAGTAAGACGATCAATGCCTAATCTTATTGCATATGACATTTGTGGTGTGCAACCTATGACTGGGCCAACTGGTTTAATCTTTGCAATGAGGGCAAGATTTGCTTCAATGGACGGTGCAGAAGCACTTGTTGATGAAGCACTACCAGATCATACAAACCAAAATGCTGCTGGCGATGTCGGTGGTGGAGATATTGGTTCAAGTGAAACTAATCCATCTGTTCTTAATGACAGTCCTGCTGGAACTTATACTAGTGCAACTGGTATGACAACTGCACAGGCAGAAGCATTAGGTGACGCTGCTGGAAATCAGTTTGCTGAAATGGCGTTCTCAATTGAGAAGCATACTGTTACTGCTGTAACACGTGCTCTTAAAGCAGAATACACTATGGAACTTGCACAAGACTTAAAAGCAATTCATGGTTTAGACGCTGAGACAGAACTTGCAAACATCCTATCTGCTGAAATCCTTGCTGAAATCAACAGAGAAGTTGTAAGAAACATTTATGTTTCTGCTGTAAAAGGTGCTCAAACAAATACAACTAACGCTGGTATCTTTGACTTAGACACAGATTCTAACGGACGTTGGAGTGTTGAGAAGTTTAAAGGTTTGATGTTCGCTCTTGAAAGAGATGCAAACGCAATCGGTCAACAGACAAGAAGAGGAAAAGGTAACATGATTATCTGTTCCGCTGATGTCGCATCTGCCCTTCAAATGGCTGGTGTTCTAGACTATACTCCTGCTCTAAATAACAACTTGAACGTAGATGACACATCAACTACTTTCGCTGGTGT